CACGATCCGCCCGCAGCTCAACTACATTATGACCAAGCAGTCGCGCGGTCGAAGCTATGCCGACCTGCTGCTGATGAGCGCCGAGCACTATGCGGCCTACGATGCCGCGACGGTCGCGATCCAGCGCCAGACCAACGAAAGCACGCTCGGCAAGCTCGGCTTCTCGACGCTCGAATACATCGGCGGCGGCAAGCGCGCGGAGATCGTGCTCGACGGTGGCATCGGTTCGAACATGCCGGCGGATACTACCTTCGGGCTGAACACCGACAGCTTCCGCCTGCGCTACAACGCCAATCGCAACTTCGACAAGCTGTTCAAGGGCGACGGGCAGATGCCAATTGACAAGGACGCGGTAGCCCAGTTTATTGGCTGGATGGGAGAACTCACGGTTGTAAATCCAATGTTCAACTGGAGGTTCCGCGACAGCAATCCGGCCGCGTAGCTCAACTCGGAGGCCGGCCGAACCCGCCGGCCTCCTCGCTTCAGGAGAACGACATGGCTCAAAAGGATGCCGGCCTCACGCCGCTGTTCAAGAACATCGCGATGAAGAACCCCGGCAAGAGTACGGCTGCCGGCCGGCCGATCTTCGACGACGTCGAGGTGGTGGAAATCCGCTTCGCTGGTACGCGCGATTGCTACGTGTTCCCGTCAACCGAGTATTCACACTTCGAAGACGACGAGGAAACCGGCGAGCGGCGCAGGATCACCTACGCGGAGCGCTGGCCCAGGCAGTATCAGCAGTTCAAGGCGAAGACGGCGCAGACCAAGGAAGGGACGCCGCTCGATTATCTGCCGTTCCTCACCGAGGGCAAACGCGCCGAGCTGCGCGCGCTCTCGATCTACACCGCGGAAGCACTTGCTGAACTGGACGGGCAGCCGCTGAAGAACCTTGGGATGGGCGGACGCGACCTGAAGAACCTTGCTATCGATTATCTCGCGTCGAGCGACCACAACGCCGTGGTTATGCGCATGCAGCAACAGATCGAGGCGCTCTCCGCAAAACTCAGCGTAGCGCAGGAGGAACGCCAATATCTGGCTGCCCCGCCCAAGCCGGAGCCGGAAAAGCCGCTGCCGCCGGATGACGACGATGACGACGAGGAAGATAACGAGGACGAAGACGGCGAGGGCGAGCCGAAGGTCGCGGCGTCGGCCAACGTCAGCGAAGAGTTCGTTGGCATGAACCGCGCCCAGTTGCGCGCCTTCATCGCCGAGACGACGGGAAAAAAACCGATCGGCAACCCGTCGATTAAGACGCTGCTGCGCATGGCAGAGGACGCGAGGGCTTGATCCATGACGGTCCAGTCGGTGGTGAAGGAAGTCTGCGCCGTCGTCGGCGTGCGACCGCCGCCCGGATCGATCTTCCTGTTGCCGACGCAGGACCGCACCATGTGGGAGATGGTCCAGCTCGCCAACGAGATGGCGCAGCGTATCGCCTACAATACGCGTGAATGGCAGGCGCTGCGCGAGATTGCGGTTTTTTCCGGTGACGGCAGCACGACCGCGTTCCCTCTGCCGGCCAACTGGCAGCGCATGCTCAAGACGTCGGAGATCTATTCGACCGCGCAGCCGACACTGCCGCTGACCTTCATCTCCGATCCGGACGAATGGCTGACCGACGAGATGAACGGTTGGACCGATCCAGGCGGAGCGTGGACCATCTATGGCGACCAGCTGCATGTTCGCCCGGCTCCCGCTGCCGGCGTGCAGCTGAAATGCTGGTACCTGCAGAAAAACTGCATCGCGCTCGCCAGCGGCGGCTATGGTGATGTCTTCCTCGCCGACGCCGACACCTTCCGCCTGCCCGAGCGGCTGCTCAAGCTTGGGATGATCTGGCAGTGGAAAGCCAACAAGGGCGGCACCTACGCGGAGGACATCGCGAACTACGAGGACGCGCTGACGCAGGTCATGGGATCGGACAAGCCGTCGCCGATCTTGGTCGGGCGGCAGACTTTAAGCGTTGCGGCAAACGCGAGCTATCCGTATCCGACGCCGAGTGCGCCTGAGACGCCGTACCCATGAGCAACCGCTCGCTGCCGCACTACCGCGCATTCCGGCGCTTCGCCGCCCCGGCGCAGGTGCAGATGCAGGTCCTGCCCAAGACCTTGCCGGCACCGCTGCGCGGCCTGATCCTGAACGAGAATCCGGCCTTCATGCAGCCGGCTGCGGCGCTTGAGCTTGACAACTGGTTCCCGACCGACAACGCGATCCGGCTGCGCGGCGGATCACAGAAGTGGACGCGGCTCGGCGTTACCGGCACGCCGGACAACCAGCCGGTGCGCTCGATGTTCAACTACATTGCCGGCTCCAACAAGAAGATGTTCGCCGCCAACGCAACGAAACTGTACGACGTAACCGCCGCTGGCAGCTTCGGCATCCCGGTCGCACCCGCGGCACCGAACAATGTCACGATCACCAACGGCAACTTCTCCACCGTCACGATGGCGACGGCGGACGGCTCGACCTACCTGCTCGCCGTAAATGATGCCGGCGAGTACGTGCTGCGCTTCAATGGCAGCACATGGCAGCAGCTGCGCCCGGGCGCCACGACGCCGCCGTCGCTGATCACCGGACCGGCCGGCACGCCGGTCGTTGCCGGGCTCGGTCTTACTCAGGTCTGGAAATACCGCAACCGCCTGTTCTTCATCCAGGGCGGCACGATGAACGCTTGGTATCTGCCGGTCTACGCGGTCGGCGGCGCGCTGGAGCAGATCCCGCTCTCGGGCGCTTTCACGCTCGGCGGGTCGTTGCTGTTTGGTTGCGCGTGGTCGGTTTCGGCGGGAGACGGCATCGACGATAAATGCATCTTCGTCACGACCGAAGGCGAGATCGCGATCTTTACCGGCACCAACCCGGCTGACGCGGCCAACTGGAGCCAGCAGGGGCGCTACCAGATCACCCGACCACTGGGAAAGAACGCATGGCTGCGCGTCGGCGGCGACGTCGTGATCGCGACGGTGGACGGCATCGTGCCGATCAGTCAAGCGCTGTCGAAGGACGTCGCGCAGCTGGAATTCTCCGCCATCACGACGAACGTTCACCCGATGTGGATGCGCGAGGTCCTGGCGCGCGGGAACCTGCCCTGGACGATGTGCAAATGGGACGAGTTCAGCGGGCTTGGCGCCATGTTCGTCACCCTGCCCGGTGGCTTGCCGGGTGATTACCGCTGCATGGTGGTCAACACCCATACCGGAGCATGGTGCCGCATCACTGGATGGGACGCGCTGTGCTTCACGACGCTGAACGGCGTGATGTACTTCGGCACGCAAAAAGGCCGCATCATGCAGGCGGACATCGGCGGCTACGACACCATCACGGACGGCGCCGACGTCGACCAGCGCGTGCCTTACGTCGCGACCTATGTGGGCGGCTGGGAAGTGTTCGGCTCGCCGCCGAACCAGTTCACCGTGCGCCAAGCGCGCTGCTCATTCAACACGCGCGCAATAGAGCCGTTCATCCCGCAGGTCACCTGCGCGATCAATTACGTCTACCTGCCGCTGCCGCCGCCGCCCGATGTCGGCGGAGATCCGGGTATTGCCGAGGTGTGGGATCAGGGCTTGTGGGGTGACGATCACGCGCTGCCGTTCCCAATCCCGGGCGATCCGGCTGACGGCATGCGATTTGATCAACCCGCACCGCCGGCACCGAACACGCGCTCGACCTACTGGGTGTCGATCGGCGAAACCGGCTATTCACACGCACCGATCGTGCAGGTGTCGATCAATCAAGCGGCCAAGCCCGACGTCGAAATGCTCGGCATCTCGTTCATCGCCGAGCAGGTCGGCGTCGCGGTCTAAGGGAGAAGCCCGATGGCATTCAACGAAGGACGCGACGCGGTCACGCAGGCTTATCTGGCACAGCAGGGCCTGCTGCCGCCTGGAGGGCAATTCCCGACCTTCAGCGACCCTAACGTATCTGCAGATACGCTCGCCGGCATCAACGCATACGGCGGTTTTCTCGGTGATCCGAATTATCAGGGCCATAGCCCGGCATCGTCCCAGCAGGCTGACTTCCAGACCGGTTTTGGCGCGTTTGGCGGAAGGGGCGGCGCGGATCGGGAAGGCTTTGGCGAGAACGTCTCCGACCCGGCCTTGGCATCGCCGACCCTTGCCGAGCCTGACGTGGGAGGACCGACACCGGTAAGCGGGTTCGGCCGCAGCGGCGACGACACGAGCGCGCAGTCGCAGGCCAGTCAGGCCTCGCAGGCGGCATCCATGGCTGCAGCAGCGATGGCGGCGCAGACGGGTGGATATGGCTTGCCGACAGGAGGCTTTGCTGCAGGCGGCGGAAAGACGGGAGCACCGGCCGCGACCGGGTGGGGTGGCTGGAGCGATTACGCGACGACGCCTACTGGTGCGCCGGCTGCGCCGGCTGCTCCTGCCGATCCTGACGCTCTCGCGGAAGGGATGGGCGGAAAGGGAGACAAGGGCTATGTGCCCGGAGGCTACACGCCCAATTTTGATCGGACATTTGCCGAAGACTTTTCTCCGACTGGCATACCGTCGTTTGGCTGGGGTGGCGGGCGCGGACGCGACAGTGCTGCAATGTCTGGGTATGGCGACTTTGATGCCGCAATGGCGGCGGCAAATGCGGCGGATGCCGCCGTGGCGCAATCGATGGCCGATGCCATGGCAGCGCAGGGTGCGGCACCGACAGGCGGCGGACGTGGTTACGGCGGCGGTGCAGTTGGTGGTCGCGGTGGCGGTGGCGGCGCCGTTGGTGGCTATGGCGACTTTGGTGCCGCAATGGCGGCGGCAAATGCTGCTGATGCTGCTGTTGCTAATTCCATGTCCGGGGCCATGGCGTCGCAGGGGTGGGGTGGCGGCTGGGGCGGTGGCTTCTCTGCTACTGGCGGCTACGAAGGTAGTGCATCGATGGGCAATACCGGCGGCGCGCAGGGCTTCGAAGGCGGTGCAGGAGTTGGCGGTAGTGATGGCGCCGGCGATGCTGGTGGCGTTGGCGGCGTCGGTGGTGGCGGCAATGATGCCGGCGGCAGCAGCCCCGGAGGCGTCGGATGATTAGTGATTCCGGATACGATCCAAGTCTTGCCGGCGGTCGCGGTGGCTATGTGCTTGGTTCGTTTCAGGGTGGTCCGGACCCGAATGCTGGGCGCAATGCTATTGTGCAGGCAGTGCTGGCGCAGCAGGGCATGCAGGCGCCGCAGGCTATGCAGGCGCCGCAGGCTATGCAGGCGCCGCAGGGCCAAGGCATGAACCGGCAAGCAATCGGCAATCAGGGCTGGTCGTTCGCCGGCAACGACGTCTTCGATCCAAGTGGCGCCATTGTCGGCCGTCATGGCGTGCAGCAATACGGTGACATCCCTGGGATGCCCCGGCCCGGTCCTGGCGGCCAGATGTACTCGGTCATTCCTCCGGTTGGCAGCAGCCTGTCGGGCGGCATGCCTGCAGGCACAGGCAATGCACCTACCCCTGCTGTTGATTTTACCGATCCTGCCGCGCCTGCGTTCGACAGCGGGGTTTTGACTGATCCTGGCGCGCAAGGCCCGATTACTGGTCCGGGCATGCTGGGCTTCCATGGCGGCGGCGGCATGCGCGACGTGTTCGATCCGGGCTATGAGACTCCGGCCTCCCCACCGACGGGTCAGGTTCCAGACCCTGAAGACAGTCCTGGCTGGGCCGGAGAGCGGGAGGCTTCCCTCTCCGCGCCCGGTTTTGATGTCGGCGCTGTGAGCGGAACAGGAGATTTCGGTGGCGGCGGCTTTGGTGGCTTCGGCGGCTTCGATGCGGGTGGCATGGGAATGGATACAGCAGGCGGCGTCGGATGAGCCTGAAATACATATTCAACCAGGATCAGCTCGTCGCCGACTTCGTGGCGCGGGCCAAGGTCGCGTCCGGGTTCTCCCGCCGCGCCGGCTTCACCGATACGAACCTGAAGGCGATCGGCATCGTCAACGCGGACAACGAGCTGATCGCCGGCATCGTCTATTTCAACTACAACCCCGAGGCCGGCACCATCGAGATGAGCATCGAGGCGCTGCCGAAGCAGAACTGGCTGACGCGCACCACGCTGGCGGTCATGTTCCAGTATCCGTTCCTGCATTGCGGCTGCCAGATGCTGATGACCAGGACGGCGGCGTACAGCGAGCATGTGCTGCGGATGTTGGCGGCAATGAACTTCATGCTGATCCGCATCCCGCGCGCCGGCGGGCGCACCGAGGACGGCGTGCTCGGGCTGCTGACCTACGAGGACTGGATCAACGGCAAGTTCTGCAAGCGGTTCAACCACCACATTGCCGTCAAGGCAGATGAAGCGGCGTAAATAAGGGAGGCGATCGATGGGCTCATGTTGCGGCGGCAGCGCCCCACAGCCACCCAACCCGTATCAGACGGCTGCCGCGCAGACCGGCACCAATGTCGGAACTGCGATCGCCAATTCGTATCTTGGCAACGTCAACCAGAACACGCCACAAGGGAGCCTGAGCTACGACGTCACTGGCAGCTATACCGATCCTACGTCGGGGCAACCGATCCCGCGCTGGACTGCGACGCAGACGCCGACCGCGCAAGGGCAGGAGGCGATCAACAATCAGCAGGCCACACAAGTCAACCTTTCGCAGCTCGCCAACCAGCAGAGCAACTATCTGGGGAACCTGCTCGGGGCGTCGTTCAATGCAAACCAAGGCAACTTCAACGCCGGAAACTATCTGGCGGCTAATCCGGATGTGATGAACCGTGCGCGCGAAATCGGTGCGGACCCGTTCCAATTCGCCGTCCAGCATTGGGGTGATTTCGGGCAGAACGAAGGACGCAATATCGGCAATCCGGCCGCGCCGCAGATGGGCAATATTGATCAACTCGGGTTCAACTCGGCGCAATACCTACAGCAGAACCCTGACGTGCTAGCTTATGCCCATCAAACCGGGCAAGATCCCGAGGCGTTCGCGCGGTTGCATTATCAGCAGTTTGGCCAGCAGGAAGGCCGCGCGGGTAATTTCTACGAGCCCCAGACCGGCTTCGCCGAACAGCCGGCAGCGCAGTATGGCTATGGCTCGGGCGGGGACGTCAGGTCCGACTTCGATCCGGGCGGCAACATCACGCGCAGCTACGGCCCGCAGGACAACTTCAGCGCCGATCGCGCGCGCGTCGAAGAGGCGATGTTCCAGCGGCTCAATCCGCAGCTCAAAATCGAGGAAGACCGAGTCTATCAGCGTCTCGCCGACCAAGGCTTGCGTGCAGGCGGGAAGCCTTATGAAAGCGCCTACGACGTCTACAACAGGCAAGCCAACGACGCGCGGCTTGGCGTGATCGAGCGCGGCGGCGTCGAGCAGCAACGCATGAGCGAGATGGCGCGGGCGCAAGCATCGTTCGAGAACGCGGCACAACAACAAGGTTTCACGCAGGCGCAGGCGCGCGCCATGTTCAACAATCAGGCGCAGCAACAGCGCGAGGCGCAGCTTGCTGCACGCGGTGCGTTCTACAACGCCGCGCAGGCGCAGGGTTTTGGGCAAGCGCAAGGGCGCGCTGGCTTTTACAATCAAGCACAGCAGCAAGCGTTCAATCTCGCGAACGCGCGGTTCGGCGCGCAGAACCAGCTGCGCAACCAGTGGCTGGCCGAGCAGTACCAGCAGCGCGCGCAGCCGATCAACGAGATCTCCGCGTTGATGACCGGCTCGCAGGTGCAGCAGCCGAGTTTCGTCAACACACCGCGTACCCAGATCCCGACGACGGACGTGGCCGGGCTGATCAACCAAAACTTCGCGCAGCAGAACGACATCTACAAGACCCAGCAACAGAGCTGGAACGACATCATGGGCGGCCTGCTCGGCGCGGGCGGCAATATCGGCGCCGCCTACCTCAGATCCGACCGCGACGTGAAGGAAAACGTTGTGCCGATGGGCACGGTGTTCTCCGACAGCGGCAAGAAGCTGCCGATCTACCAGTACAGTTATAAAGACGATCCGGCCGAGCGCCGCCACGTCGGCCCGATGGCGCAGGACGTCGAGAAGATCAAGCCGTCCGCGGTCGCCGAGATTGACGGCGTGAAGCACATCAATCTCGATCGCATGGGCTCGGTTTTCGGGAGGGGCGCACATGGCTGATGAATTAGTCAGCAACCCGGATGTTTCGAGTTTCTTCTGGGCTGATGCCACCCAAGGCATGACGCTCGACCAGCTGAAGGCGCGCCGCGCTGTTGCGGCCGCGCTGGCCTCGCGCGCACGCCCTTACCCGAAGACGATTGGTGAAGGGATATTTTCCGCGTCCGACAGTCTGTCGCAGGGGTTCTCCGACCGGCAGTTGGCACGGGCCGAAGCAATTCAACGCGCGCGCGACGAGGCTGCGGAAACGAGGGCGCGCACCCCGGCAGCCCCTGCAACGCCCGCGCCACCGGCCGGTCCGGCAGGCAGCGCGCTGCTCGATCTGCCGCCTGCGACGGCGCCGGCCAACGCGTTTGCTGCCACCGATCCGGCCCTGACCACTGCGCCTGCTGCGCTCACCGCCGAGCTGCCGCCCGAGATCGACGCCGGCCGATCGGCCCTGGCGCAGACGGCCATGCGTCGGCCCGGTGGCCTCCAGCTGGCCGCGCTGAATACCGGCACCATGTCGGATGCCGGCCAGCCGGGCTTGACCTATGCGGGTCCGCAGCCGGCCGGTCCCGGCGCCGCGATGGCGGCCCGGCCCGACACGGAGCCGCCCGATCCGACGATCTCGGCCGGGCGCGACAGCCTCGTCCCGACCATGATTGCCCAGGCAGGGGGAGGTCGTCCTACTCCTGCTCCCGCAGGGCCATTGCCGCCGCGCGGAACGCCGGTTGCGCCAGCGCCATTGCCGGAACCGGGTGGAGCACGCATCAACCTGCCCGAGACAGTGCCGGGGCTTCGGCCTGAGCCGAAGAAGGCTCCCTCTCCCGAGATGCTGCAGATCCGTTCGGTGCTGGACGCTCCAGGCGCCGACAAGCGGATCAGCGAAGGCACAATCTCCCGGCTGGAAAAGAGCTACGAGCAGGCCAAGCAGCGCAATGACGATGCCCATTCACAGCGGGTGGAGATCTGGCAGAAGGAGCGTGATGACATCCTGGCGCGGCAGAAGGCAGTCAGGGAGCGAACACTCCAGGAGCCGAAGGAACAGCTGGAACTGACTGATGCGGCGCGCAAGGAAGCAATCAACCGGCGCTTCGGGACGGAAGAGAACTACAAGCAGCTGGCCGAGACGACCAACAAGCGCGGCGAAACCGCGAAGGCGATCGCCGAGAACCTGCCGACCCTCTACGAGGCCGAGAAGATGCTGCGTGATCGCAAGCTGGTCACCGGAAAGTGGACCGAGGCAGGACCGGGAATAAACATTCCGGGTGTCGGCAACATCGGCCTTCCCGGCGCACTGGATGTCAGGAAGGTCGTTGGTGGGATGTTCCCAGGAATTGGCGTCGGTGGGGGGCCGGAAGGCGAATCGTGGAAGCAGCAAGCCATCAACACCGAGGAATTCCGCGCCAAAATGCGCCCGATGGTCGGCGCCATGGTGAAGAAGATCTCTCCGACCGGCGCGGTGTCGAACATGGAAATAAATCAGGCGATGGAGGCCCTGGGCATCAAGGGGGACCTTGAGCAGGAATCGATGCTCAAGATCGTGCAGAACCTGCGCAAGGAAGCGTATCAAAGCATTGCCGCCCACAATTCCCAAATGCGGCAGACCTTCAATGATCCGAGGCTCGACGAGAAGATCATCCAGCACAACCGGGTCGAAATCCCGCCCGACCCGGAAGACGTAATGAACCTGAAGGCCACGCCAAATTCGCCGCAGGAGCGCGCACGGTTCGATAACATCTATGGTGCAGGCAGCGCGCGCAAGATCCTTGGTTACGGGAGATGATCGATGGGGCGGCAACCGGACGGTAACTACATCATTCCCGACGGCACTTACGGCGCGCCGGACCAGACGGTCTACAGCGCGCGCTACAACGGCTGGGTCAACGACGTCGCCAACACGTTCAATCTGGTACAGCCGGTCAACAAGGGCGGCACCGGGGCGGACAATGCCGAAGCCGCATTGGTCAATCTATCTGGTGAAAAAGCCACGCAACTTGTCACCAACTACAATTCACATCTGTTCTATCCCGGCTCGTTTCGTTCCGCGAATACTGCCGGCATCCCCGGTGCTCCGGTGGACAGCCACGCCTTTGCAGGTGCCTGCTATCTCAACGAACCGCTGGTCTATCCACCGACCAACCAGAACCTGATCATCGAGGCGCGCGACGAAAGCGACACCACGATTCCGGGGCGCACTTACGTGCGCGAGAAGAAAGCAGGTACATGGGGGCCTTGGACCGGCGGTATCTTTGCCGCGCCGTTCGACGCGTTGGCGTACAACGGGATGCAGATCAATGGATCGATGGAGGTTAGTCAGGAGCGAGGTATAACCAGTATTGCCCCCGGTCCTACGGCTGCAGCGTATGTTATCGACGGATGGATAGGGAGCAGTAATCTCTTGGGTACAGGGCGGGTCGCTTTTTCGCAAGTACCTCTTCCGACGGAAGTTGCAGGAATTAAAAACACATTACAATTCAGTGTCACTGCCTCGCAGGCAACACTGGGCGCGAATGATTACGTCCGTTTTAAAACTAATATCGAGGGGTACAGGTTTTCACGTGTTGCGTGGGGGTCTGCTGCAGCTATTCCCGTCACAGTGGGGTTCTGGGTGCGGGCGGAAAAGGCGGGCACGTACCGGGCGCTGCTGCATAATTTTGATGCATCGATTATAACCCCATGGATGCCTTTCACCATCACGGCAGCAGTGGTTTTTCAGTGGGTCACCATTACATTTTCGCCGCAGACAACCGGCACGTGGAAAACCAACAATGAGATCGGTGCCTGTATGATTGTTGAAATGGCATCGAATGCAACGCCCAATAACATTCAAACGACAGCGGGGTTTGCCTCGCTGACCGGGGTGGTCGTCCTCCCCGGCACGCAAGCTCCAACCGCAGCACAATCGCCGCTGATCATGCGCCCGTATGATCAGGAGTTGATCACTTGTCAGAGATACTTTCAAACAACGAATGTCGTAAGTGGAGCGATAGCGATTGGTCAGGCAATATCCGCCACCAGAGCGATGATAAATGTTCCGTTTCCCGGCGGTAAAATGCGGGCTATTCCCACCCTGACCAGTGTCGGCGGTTTCGATTTGTGGGCGAGTAACGCGGCTTCATTAAACCTTACGACATTTCCTGTCATAAATAGCGCCAGCGTGGATAAATGTGTGATTGATTGTAATGTTGCTAGCGGCCTCGTCGCCGGTAACGCTACATTGCTCGTTGGGCGTGGGGTATCAGCGTCCCTTTTCTTTGACGCGAGGCTGTGATGGCGGACTATCAACTCACCACTACCGATGTCGTCATTCGCACCGCCGATGGCGCGAGCATCCCGAACGATCCGGCCAATCGGGATCGCATCGAATACGAGGCATGGCTGGCCGATGGCGGCGTGCCCGATCCGTATGTCGAGCCGCCCGAGCCAGAGCCGCAGCCCGATGCACTGACAGAGGCACAGCGCGCCAACACGCGGCTCGATGCGGGCATCAATGCGGCGAGCGTCGCACTGGTGTCCCGTGCGCCGCCGTCCGGCGTTGGGCCGCCGCCTGATGTCGGCCCGCCGCAGCCACCCGGACCTCCGTCCGGCGGATGGCCACCGGGACTGCCGCCTGAGGCGCAACAGTCATTCGATTATCTGTTGGCACAGCAGCAGGAGCTGTACACGCAACTATACGAGCTGGCCAGCAGCGTAACCGAAATGCTGCAGGCGCAAGCAGAAGAGTCGAGGTGACCCATGCCGCCGCTTAACCCTAATATCGATGCCGGGCGCGATGCGCTGACCCAGTCGCTGATGGGCAACCAAGGCCAGGGCCTTGGTCAGATGGGTGCCGGAACCGCGGCACCCAATCCTCCGGTGGCGCAGCTGGGCGCTGGGCTGCCGCCCGGGCTCGGAGGCATGCCGCCGCCCAATCCCGCGATGGGTGGCATACCGCCCGGGCTCGGAGGCATACCGCCCGGGCTCGGAAGCATGCCGACCGGGCTCGGAGGCATGCCGCCGGCCCGCAACCCGGGCATGCTGCCTCCGGTCGGTGGTAGAAATCCGATGGCTGCCATGGGCGGCATGTTCGGCCGACGGTGATGAACGTTCCGACTGGTGTGGTGCGGCAGGCGATCGAATCCCTGCGCGGCACACCGTTCGTCCTGGCGCTGGTGATTCTGAATATCGTTAGTCTGCTCGGATTTTGGATGGTTTTGCATTCCGTCTCGGAAGCGATGGAGCGGCGCGAGCCATTGCTCAGGGCCTGCATCGAGAGGAATAATCGATGAAAGGTACAACGCTCCTGCTGATATGCCTGTTGCTCATCGGTTGTCAGCAAGGACGTTGGGTGTGGCAGGAGAATTTAGCCGCGACAG